CGGCGAAGTCCATCGAGACCGAGGAAGTCAGTCCGCGCCTCTACATCGTCGCGCTCCCCTGGTCCGGCCCCACCGTGCCCTACCTGCCGGTGGTCTGATGTCGATCGCCTTCGTCTCTCCCAGCATGCGGGCCTCGGCCAGCGACCTGACCGTGTCGGTCTCGCCGCTCGGCCTGGTCGAACTTGCCGACGAGGAATTCGAAGTGCACGGCCCCCGCCTGACCCGCTACTCCAACCACTTCGCCTGGTACCTGGGTTATCACTGGGCATACAAGCGGGAGGCCGGCGAGCCCAACGTCACCATCAACTACGTCGGTGCCCTCAGCCGCTACATCACCAACTTCACCTTCGGCAGGGGCGTTCATTTCCAGAGCGAGAAGAAATACGAGCACATCGTGCCCGCGCTCCTGGACCGCGCCTGGAACGTCGACAACGACAAGAAATCCCTCCTGTGGCAGATGGGCGAGAACGGCGGGGTCTCCGGCGACTGCTTCGTGAAGGTCGCCTACGAGCCGCAGTGGGTCGACCCGGGCGGCAATCTGCACCCCGGGCGTGTCCGCATCCTCCCGCTCAACTCCGCCCAGTGCTTCCCGGAATACCACCCGCACGATCGGGATCGCCTGCTCCGGTTCAAGATCAAATACAAGTTCTGGGGCACTTCCCTGGAAGGCACCCGGCAGGTCTATACGTACACCGAGATCATCACGGACGAGTTCATTGAGGAATACGTCAACGACGAACTCCTCGACGCCCGTGAGAATCCCCTGGGCCAGATCCCGATCGTGCACATCCGAAACATCTCCGTATCGGGCTCCCCGTGGGGTCTCGCCGACATCGTGGACATCATCCCGCTGAACCGCGAGTACAACGAGAAGTGCACCGAGGTCAGCGACATCGTGAACTACCACGCGGCTCCGGTCACGATCATCACGGGCGCGAAGGCGAGCAACCTGGAGCGGGGCGCCCGGAAAATCTGGGGCGGCCTGCCCAAGGACGCCAACGTTTTTACCCTTGAGAACGGGGTCGACCTGGCCGGCCCCCTGGCCTACCTGGACCTGATCAAGCGCAGCATGCACGAGCTGACCGGCGTCCCCGAGTCGGCTCTTGGGCAGGCACAGGCGATCTCGAATACGAGCGGCGTCGCCCTGAGCATTCAGTTCTTCCCGCTCATGCAGCGGTACTCGCTTAAGCAGACCAACTACACCGATGGATTGACCAGGATCAACGAACTGATCCTGCGCACGCTCTTTTTGTACGAGCCCGAGTCCCGGATCTACAACCCGGACACCCAGGGCATCCGGACATCAGACGCCCAGCCTCTCGTCATCGACCCTCGGGACCCCGGCGTATACGACACCACGTGTGACTGGCCACCGCCGCTCCCCGTAGACGAGCTGGTCAAGCTCAACGAAGTCCAAGCGAAACTCGCGCTCGGACTGGAGTCGAAGCGCGGAGCGCTGCGCGACCTCGGAGAGGTCTTCGTCGACGAGAAGCTACAGCAGATCTTCGACGAACGCCTCGCAGAGGCCAAGGAAGACGGAGCGCTGGAATATATCAAGGCCCAAATCGCCAGCGCTATCTTGCAGAAAACGGGATTGCCGCCTGAAGGCGTGGAAAGCCCGCCCCCAGCTCCCGCAGGCGGATCGTCCTCGGACACCAAATCGGGGGCAACAAGCGCCGGGCCACTTCCGGGACTTCCCGGTACAGGCCGCGGCCAGGACATCGAATCAGTCCTCAGTGAACTCGTGACGCTCTCCAAGGGCACGAAATTGGCCCAGCGGAGAAACTCGGAAAACGACTAGACCGCCCGCCTCTCATTCCTACTCGTTTCGGCGGCTGCCAACGACTCGGAGTGAAGCAGTGCCCGACAACCCGAAGCCCTCCCCGCCGAACCCGCCGGCCGCCCCGACCCACCCGGGCAGTGGCGCGCAGACGAACGACGACGGCACCGTGACCGTCCGCACCGAGACCAACCCGCCGGCGCACCAGCCGGCCGGCCGGACCTTCACCGCCGACGACCTCGCCCGCGCCCGCCAGGAGGAGAAGGACAAGCTCTACAGCCGTATGGCCAAGGGCGACGAACGCCTCCAGGCGCTGGAGACCGAGCTGAAGACCCTCCGCGACGAACGCGAGGCACGGCAGCAGGAAGAGACCGAGCGCCAGGCCGCCGAAGAGAAGGCAGCCAAGGAGCGGGCCGAGGCGGACATGTCCGCCCGCAAGCTCGTCGAAGAACGGTCTGCGCAGTGGGAGGAGAAACTCCGCCAGATCCAGGCGGAACGCGAGCAGGAGCGCGCGGCCCTCGCCAAGGAGGCCGAGTACAACATGCTCCGCGCCTACATTCAGGAACGAGTCAACGCGGAGCGGGATTCCATCGCTCCCGAACTGGTCGACCTGGTCTCCGGAAACACCCGGGAAGAGGTCGACGCGTCGATCGACCTGCTCAAGAGCAAGACGGACGCCATTTTCCAGTCGGTGACCACAGCTCAGCAGCAGGCACGCTCCCAGATGCGGGGCGTGGGCGCGACCGGATACACCGGAAATGGCCCCACCGACGGGGACGCCGGCGCCCGTCAGCTTTCGGTCGACGACATCAAGAACATGCCGATGAGCGAGTTCGCGAAGTACCGCAGCCAGCTCCTCGGCGCGGCAGCCACCAACTCCAGCAATCGCGGGCTCTTCGACTGACCCGCCCCTCGCTGGTCCGCCTCTCATTCCTACTCAATCAGGCGGCCGAAACACGGAATGAGAGGTACCCGTGGCAAGCGGAATCACAGGGACTCCGGTCCTGTCGCCGACGCCAACCGCCTATCAGGCGGCCAACTCCACCATGCTCACTCCTGCGATCCAGACCCTCTGGTCAAAAGAGGTGCTTTTCCAGGCAATGCCGATCCTCCGGTCTCGGGCCGCCTGACGCAGCAATGCGTCAGTGAAAATTCCGAGAATTGCTGGAACCTCCCGCCAGACTCCGACACCACAACGTGGGGCGAAAGCCCGAGCGTGACGGTCCGAAAAGCTCGGAGGTAGGGAAAATCAGCAGCCGAGCCCGCCTGACCCATCAGGTCGACGGGAAGGTTCAGAGACTATGTACGGAAGGCCCCACGCGGGTCAAGATATAGTCCGACCTCACATGAGAGTGTGAGAGCCAGACAGAAATGATCTGGCCCCGCATCCAGCGGGTAACAAACGGGGTTGAGGCCCCGGATGTCGAGCAATTCCTTGTGAAGAAGACGGAACTCGGGACCGCCCCCGGGCTCACGGTCAACTTCCTTCGCTACCGCTCGCTCGATGGCGCGCAGCAGCTCGTAGAAGGCGTGCGCATGGAAACTCATGCGCTGTCTGCCGAACAGATCACCATCACCGTAGCGGAGCACGGATTCGCAATCGCGGTGACGGAGCTTCTCCTCAATTCGAGTTTCGACGACGTCATGGCGTCGGGCGCTCGCCTTTTGGGGAGGAACATGGCTACCTACATCGATAGCCTGGCTCGCGACACCTTCATGGGCGCCCCGTCGGTCCTCTACGGATACGACAAGCTCGCTTCCTGGACTTCGGGAGCACCGCGTACTCCGCTTTCTCCGTACGACCGGGGAATGTTCGCCGACTCCGAGGCGACGATGGCGGCCAACGGAGGATTCTTCTTCACGTCCGCCCTGGTCAAGGACGCCGTGGAGACCCTCGCGACCAAGAACGTTCCGCGGTTGGGCGAGACGTACGTGGCTTTCGTGCACCCGCACCAGAGCCGCCGGCTGCGCGATGACCCGGAATTCATCGAGGTCACCAAATATGCCGCCCCGGGGAACTTCATGCTCGGCGAAGTGGGCAGGCTGAATGACGTTGTCATGATCGAGACCACGCAGGTCTTCCAGGGCAACACCACCCCGCCGGCGACCCAGCAGCTCGGGACGAACATCCCGACGAACACCGCCCAGACCTGGACCGGGCAGCCCGCTCGAAGCGCATCCGGATCGACCCCGGCAATTCCCGCCGTGACGTCGACCCCGTCCAACCCGAACGCTCCCGCCAACCCTCTGTACAGGGCATTGGTAATCGGGGACAACGCCGCGGGTCACGCCATCTCTCTCCCGGTGGAGCTGAGGGACGGGGGTGTACTCGATTTTGGGCGTGAACACGCGCTCGCCTATGAGAACTGGGCCCTCGCCGCGTAAGCGGTGAGTGAAAATCCCGAGAATTGCTGGAACGCCCGCACCACCTGGTCGCACCACAACGTGAGGCGAAAGCCTGAGCGTGACGGTCCGAAAAGCGATCAGCAGGGGTAATCAGCAGCCGAGCCCGCCTGGTAAGTCCGACGGGAAGGTTCAGAGACTATGTACGGGACACCCTGACAAAGGGTGAAGATAGAGTCCGAACTGCGGTGAGAGTCGCAGAGGCTGGCAGAAATGACCAGCCCGCCCCGGGAAACCGGGGAGGTAACAGAAATGGGTACAGCATCTTCGGCCTCGGACTGATCACGGACTACGCGATCGTCCAGTGCGTCACGAATTGATGCACACCATTCTCCGGGGTGTCGGCGCTCCACTCGACTTGTCGCCGGCGCCCCGGATTCCTCACTCGACTCGATAGGAGAACATCCGTGCCCGCGAACCCCCGAACCCGGCCGAATCCGAAGGATCACACCGGGAACAAGAAGCGCATCCTCGCAGAGCAGCATGCGGAGGATCTCGCCAAGCGCAAGGGCGAGATCGCCATGCAGCATGCCGAGGCAGCGGCGAACCTCGACCAGCCGATTTCTCTGGACGAGAAGGGCCGCACTCTTCAGGCAGTGTCCGAAGAGGAAATGCAGGAGGGCCCTGTCGAACTCCCTCCGGAGAAGGTCAGCATCCGCATCGCCTGCGATCTGGAGAAGGTCACGATCGGCCAGGGCACGAATTTCGACTTCAGGGAGGGCCAGGTCTACGAAGTGCCGCTCCACGTGGCGCTCCACCTCGACCGGCTCGGCTACGTCTGGCAGTGGCTCTGAGAAAGGGGCGCCTTCGTGGCGGACATCAAGAGCCTCGCTGAAACCGAGGACATCCCGGCCCGGGGCCAGTGGTACCGGCTCCTCTCCGACTTCGGAGAGGGCGTCGGCATGCTCACCAAGACGCACCGCTACCGCTCGCCGGGCAGTGACGACGTCCAGGAGAGCGACCGCATGCTCCTGGTCCTGGCGATCGTTGAGCCCGCTGCGTACGGCGTCGGCTACAGCCCGGAGTACACGGTCGTCGCGATGTGGCTGGAGCAGACCGCGCCCGGCCGGTTCTCCCAGCACCATCTCTCCTTCCCCATGAGCCAGTTCACCGAGTTGGTGGGCCCTGGCGAGGAGCCGCCGGAGTACGGGGACTGGCAGACGCAGCAGGCGGCGGACTGATGGCCGCCAACGGATTCATCGCGCTGTCGGGGGCGGTCTCCGCGCTCGACTATCTCGACGGCCGTACCACCGCGCTCCAGGCCGAGTGGGACGCCAAGACTGCCGGCGGGGACCCGCAGCCGCGGACGACCTACCTCATGCTGCTGACCCAGACGGTCACGGACGCCACGACGGACATGACGTCGCTCGTGGGCATCGAGGCCGCCGGCACCGGCTACGCCCGCCAGCCCGTGCCCTGGGGCGCCGCGTCGACCAGCACCCGGACCGCGACCAACACAGACCTGATCCAATTCGGGCCCTTCTCCGACCCGGCAGGTCTGGCGGCCCCTGTCACCGGCGCGGCCCTGGTGACCCGCATGACCAGCTCGGCCGGCCAGCCCACGGGCCTGTGCCTCATGTGCTGGAACCTCGCCTCCGCCATCACCACCCAGCAGAACCAGGCCCTCCAGCTCGCTGCCGGCTCACTGTCGATGACGCTGGCGGTGACATAGGCATGGCCACGCTCGCGGGGATCGTTCAG